ATTTCTGTTGCATAAATTCCTGTGTTATGGGCAACAGGATTTGCGCCATTGTCAATTTTGGTTGCGCCCACATGCTGAATCAACGCCAACACTTGTTGCCTATCGGCAAAATCGATGTCAACATCGCCGGCGAAGTTTACAACCCTGCTGTTTTGAGTATTTTCTGTGCCCACGCCACATCTCCTTTGCTATCATCAAACCTGGCTTGCCAGTGATCGGGCTTGACCCACGGCATTACAATTGCCAATTGATCCTCTGTCAATGCCCCCAAAAACTCAACTCCCGACGAACAATTAAAAATTACCCATGGACTGATTCTGCCTGTGGATATATGATGTATGACTCGGTTGACATTGCCGTATCTAAAATAGTCAACAAAACCATTCTTGAGATCCGGATGCAGCAATGCATATTCATGCATCTCTTCCAATGCACGTTCGAGAGCATCTTGCACGTTTTCAGACTGTATGTGCGTCAACAGCCATTCTTCATACAACTTGTCTGACACCCAATAATCTAATTTTTTGTTATTTTTGAGTAACCATTGAGTAAACGATATGATGTTGACGCATTTGGTTTCTACTGCATACCTACCAAATTTAACAAAAGCTGTATAGTAGGGGCTCTCAACAAAGTCTGCATAGTTTTTGACTTTGGCTGCTGTTTGCGTGGTTTTATAAAATTCCAGATATGCAAACAATCCCCATTGCACACCTTTTTCTTTTTCTTGTTGAAACCGTCTTTTCTTTTCGCACACATGGCTTGCCAGAGTGGATTCCTTAGCAAAACCTTTGTTGCAATATTTGCATATATTTTTAGGTGCTTCTGCGGGCATGTTGGTTGACTGGTACGCCTGTAGAATATCTGAGATCATAATTCGGCTTTGATCCTTTTGTCGTCCCAACCCAAATCCCGTGCCAACTCTCTTAATTGTTCAATGGTATTCAACGAAGCCATCAAATCAACTTCGGCATTGTTCAAATGTGGCCATTGACTTTCAATGAACTTGTGAGCCCGACGCCCTTCACCTTTTTGTGTCTTGATCCAGTAATGTCGCTTGCTACCGAGACCGGGACTCACAGTGGTACACAACAACCATTGCAATTTGGGATGGCGCCCAAGATCAAAAAAGTTCATGTTTACTCGATCGTTGTGAACTCGCAAATACCACTCTTGCAGTTCAGTGCTGCCTTCAACATTGGGTCCCCATTTGAGCATGAGAAAAGTACTGAACTTTTTTCGTTCTTCTTCTGTCAGGCTGTCATAAAATCCTCGATCCTTGGTATCAAAGGCTCGCATTTCGGTTGCAATATCTAATTTACTCATGAGTGTATTTTATTACCATGCTTTACTGAAGTCAACTACTTCACTGACTCTGCTAATTTCCTTGACAAAGAAAACACACAAAGGTTTGTCAACATCAGACTCAACTGGTATTGCCAACATCTGTCCTGGTTTGAGTTTGGGAAAATACCATTTGACGTCTTGATAGATATCAATGATTTCAACTGGATGAAACTCTGGCCTAAAGCTGCTGATTGGATTAAAGCAGAATGCGCTGAATCCTCTATCATTGATACTGGTCAACGGAACTACTTCAAGGTCTCCCAGATCTGATTCTCCGATCAGCAGTTGCCAATCCACTGGCATTTTTACAGTCCACTTTCCTATTTTGAGAACCAAGGCCGGGCTGTTAAAACTTTCTAAAAAAATCAATGGTATGTAAAAGTAATCTGGGTTTTTAGGATCCGAATTGTCTAGTACGCAAAAACGAAGATCCTCGACTTCCTCGGGGATATCGTTCATATCATAGGCTCTGTTGTTATCTAAATTTAGTATTCTTGACATATTGTTGTTATAGGTATTCTATCTTTTGTATTGTAAACGGATAATTGGCTTCTTTATAGAAAGTCTTTCTTTGTGTAAGGTGTCTCTTTGCAAATTTACAGCTACTGGTTATGTCCCAGATTTGGACGAAATCTTTGTCTTCAGCTTTTCGGATACCTCTTCCAATAGATTGAATAACACGAACAAAACTCTTTCCTGGTTCAAGAAGCACAAGATTAAAAATACGAGGGATATTAATACCCACAGCGGCCACACCATAAGTCGCCACAATAATTTTATCGCTAACGTCAGCAACTTCATCATAATGTCCTTGTCTTTCTGTTCCTTTTGTTGCACCCGATACAAACACCGCACGGTCGCCCAGTCGTTTGACCAATGCTTGCCCGGCTGCTACTCTGTCTACCAGTATCAGTGTATTGCCAGTGTCGACAATTTTTTTGACCATTTCTGCAATATGATCCAATCTCTTTTCCGACTCTAGCAAAAACTTCAGTTCGGATTGATAATTGGAGTATTCGGCATGATCTGCCAATTGTTGTATGTTAACATGGCATTGTGCCAGTACGCCCTGCTCTTGTAATTCCTTGGCACTTAACCTGCCAATAACCTTGCCTAAACTGCAATACAGGCTCATGAATTCATACTTTTCCTTGGGAATTGTGCCAGTAAGGCCCCATCGAATAGGAACCTGTGCCATTGGCCCTGTCAGCAGTGTTTTGAGTGCATCTGCTTTGGCCATATGAACTTCGTCAACAATTACACAAACAACACCTTCTAGGAACTCTTGTATGGTAATTTCAGCTTCGTACGATTTGGTATTCTTGAGCAACACATTCAAACTTTGCCATGTACATATGGTATGGGTTCGATTGTATTCTTTTCGATCTCCGAAGAACACTCCCACATCGAGCCCCATGTTGACGTAGTCTTTTTCTGTTTGTGTAACCAGGCTCTTGTTGGGCACAATAACAATGCTTCGACCATACTCGCTGACTGCATTGCTCAGTGCCGCAGTCATTACAGTCTTTCCTGCACCTGTGGCCACTTCTTGTATGCATTGAGGATTCTCTAAAAACCGATTGATGACTTCTACTTGGTAGTCCCGCAGTTGCATGGGTTGCCCAGCTATGGGATGTCCTTTGGGCCACATGACATGTGCAAAAGAATTCTCATCTACTTCGGTAAACTCAAATTGTGTTCGATAAGTACGAGTGTCGTTGAGCTGAATATCATAACCTCTTCCAGCCAGGTATTCCAGGATCTCGGGCAGCAAGTTAATATAGGTAGTACCGCTCAATTGAAAGTAGCTGGCTTTGCCGTCCCAGCGACCCAGGCGAACAGCTGGCAAATACCGGGCCCCGGGTATGTCAAACTTGTACTTGTTGACTAATTCTTTTCGATCAACCAATTCAAGATTTTTGATCTTGACATTGACTTCATCATTTATTTCTAATAGACATTCACGCATAATTATTTAAGATTATACACATTCTCTGTGCAATATACGACCTTTTCAGATTGTTGTATTATATGTTGTTTTTTTGGTCCCACCATGAGTGCAGTCATGGTGACCAGGAGTGGTATACGATCCGACCAGCTGGTTTGCCAGTTGGTAAGGTATACACATTTGTATCCTGTGGTATCAAGCTTTCTTTGTTTGGCAGAAACAATTAGCAGTTGATCTTGTGTGAAATATTTGCTCAGCAAAGATTTAATCTGTGTTTGGACCACATCAACTGTTTCAAATATGTATATGGGCCATCGTTGTGTTTTGTCAGCGTAGGCCACAATATCATCCAGTGCGGTACCATCTCCTAACGGAATATGTACTTCTCTATTTTTAAGTAACAGTGCTTGATTGTGATTGTGCGTGTCGCTGATCTGTTGTTTTAATTTTTGATCAACGGTATATCCTAGACAACTGCTATTGTCAATCAGTGCTGTTGCATTGTCAAGGCCAAACCCTCCCAAGTGCTCGATCACATGATCAATCAGTGACGGTTCTGCATTGACAATTTCAAACTTATCGCCCGTCGACTTTAATTCAATCAAATATGGTTGATCTTGAGCATGCCGAACCTGGTTTAATAACTCAAGTGCCAGATCATCCAGTTCAAATTGATATTTAGTTGCAAGATCCTGAAGCCATAATAGTCTAGGTTCAGTTATAGCAGCAACCCAGGACCTGGAATCTTTATCAAATTTCAAATTGCCATGCAATAGTTTACCACTTTCCCTCAAATCGTCGATCATTGCACTTTCGTAAGGGAACCGTATGTGAATAACACCGTTTTCAATTCGTATGCTACGAGTACGATCAACCATTCTGACAGGTAGTCTGTAGTGGCCATTATCTTCATGGAAGCCTATGTCTATTGCATGATTGGCAAATTGTCTTTTGTATTTGACCACCAGCTTGTGAGCAAGAATAGCTTGCCGGTCTGTAAATGCAATTCCAGATGTTGTCTGCTGAGACATGCTTTGAATTATCTGAACATCATATCGTGCCAGACTAAACTGCAACGCTTTACCATTTACTGTGACATAGCCAGCCAGTACTTCCAGGTAATCTTCAATATAGGGCAAAGTCTTTTTCTGCATAATCAAGTATAACACCACTGTGTTTAAAAGTCAAAAAAATACCCAGCAATTGCTGGGCATATTGCAAAATATCTGTTATTGATACTTGGTGTTAATGTTTGTGCCGGCTAGGCCAGCCAAGATTTGAAATTGATCCCACGCTGCTTTGACTGATGGATTTTGCTCCATTTCAGAGTCAGGCAACACTGCTTCAAGCCAGATCTCTGGTCGGCGCAGCGGCCTAGAACCAAACTTACGAGGCTGATGAATACGGCCAGTGTCCCACAACTGCATAATCACATCACGAACTGCATCATGATCCAATCCAATCCATTCGGGATTTAAACTTTGATAGCCAATCCAAATACTGTCCCATTGTTCCTGCACAGTGGGATCAAAGTCTGTGCGAGTGATCAAGATCAACACATCTTCAATGTCAACACGACCTTCGACAATGTCACGCACACAACGGCTCAAGCTGAGTCCAATTTTCATTTGTCTGTTTCCTTCTCTTGTTCGTATTGTACAATAATTCTATGTAACGGATCCATTTGCTTGGCGAACACTTCTGGAACACCACTGCAAGCTGCCTCCATGTCCCAACCGCTGGGATAGTGTCGCAAACACCAATTGGCATGTTGCCTGACCAACTTGGGCACTTTGGGATATTTTTTATAATCTGTCAAGTCAATTAAGAACTCTCTTGTTTGCATCACTGCACGATATCGTTCGTCAGGTAATGTCATGATCTTTCATCCACTGTTCTGTCTTGGCTTTCATACCTTCGGGATCACGCTTGTGTTGCTCAATTGCCTCACGCAGTGCTTGTTCAACAAAATCATTAAACTTCATATCAAGCTCGTGTGCCATGGACATATACTTCAACAGTTCTGCATCAGTAAAGTCCAAAGGAACACTGATACGAGTATCATATGTTTCGCCAGCTTTGATGGCCATGGCCTTTTGTATAAAGTCGTCGTCAACTTCAAGATCGGTCCAGTTGACATTGTCCCAGGCACAATCATTGATTCCTCTGTTGGCAAGTTCTACGTTGAACTCAAGTTGATATTCAGGATTGATCATACGGTATGCGCGACTGTTGGCAAAATCGCACACTTGCACTTCGTACACTGTTTGTGTACGGGTATCAAATGTCATGCAGAAACTGTAACCATCATGATCGCCATTCCACGAATCTAATGTGTATGCATGATCCCCAAAGCACCGCCAGCCGTATGTACTACCTTCGGTGATACGGTAGTCAATCAATTCCATCCATTCTTTAATAGTAATCATTCTTTGTGTTCC